ATCAAAAAGATACAATAATTTCAAAAGATGATATTAAAGAAATAGTTGAAGATTTTGATTCTATTTTAGATGAAATGGGACTTGGTGGTGGAGCTGGTGTGGGTTTAAGTTTACCTGGTGGATATATTAATGGAGCACCTGATAGTGATGATGTTAAGAAAAATAGCAAGAAACTTAACAACAAAGGAATGAGTGGATATGAGGAGATTGACGAAGATAAAATTCCTGGTGGTTTAGCAAAAGGTAAAACGCTAATTGATTTGGCTAAGAAGTATGATGAGAAAGGATACTATGACCCAAAACAATTTGCAGCAGAATATATCAAACCTAAATTAATGAAAGGTATTAAAGTTGAAATGGAACATACAACTGATGTTCGTATTGCAACTGAAATAGCTATGGACCATTTATGGGAAGATATCAACTATTATGAGAAATTAGCTAAAATAGAAAAACCAACAAACGAATCAATATTATTAGAAGGTGGGGCTTATGGGCATATGAACCACCCATTTGATATTCAAATGAATCTTACTTTTGGTGACCTTAAAAATATCGTAACTAAAGCACTGAATGGTGATTTGGAATTAGCTAGAGAAAAAACTGATGGTCAGGCATTGGCAATTAGTTGGGTAAATGGTAGATTAGTAGCAGCTCGTAACAAATCACATCTAAAGAATAAAGGTGAAGGTGCTATGACAATAGGGCAAGTAGCTAGTAACTTTGCTAATAGAGGTGCATTAACCGATGCATACACATTTGCAATGAAAGATTTATCTGCGGCAGTATCTGCACTATCCGAACCACAAAAGAAAAAGATATTCAAAGATGGTGCATGTTTTATGAATTTGGAAGTAATATATCCTAAGAATGCAAACGTAATTCCATATGGTCAAAACCTTTTAGTATTTCACGGTACATTTGAATATGATGCAAGTGGTGAGGTAATTGGTGAAAACCAACAAGCTGCAAGTATATTAGCTGGAATGATTAAGCAGGTTAATAAGCATGTACAATCGACATACACAATACAAGGACCACCAATGTTATCATTGCCAAAAACAGAAGAACTAAGTAAGAAGCAAGGTAAGTATATTTCAATGATAAATAAATTACAATCGGAATACAAATTATCAGATGCATCTGGGGTTGCTGATTACCATCAAGCATATTGGACTGATTTGGTAAATAAAAACGCAAAAGGATTAGATGCACAGCAAAAAATAGGATTGGTTAAAAGATGGGCTTTTGGTGATAAGGGATTTCGTATAGCTGAAATACAAGATGCTAAAATAAAAGCATGGGCTGATAATATGGATAAAAAAGACCAAGCTAAGATATCAAAGGAAAATATAATGAAATTTGAGGAGATATTCTTAGGTGTTGGTGCGGATGTATTAGCATTTGTACAATCGGTACTTACAGCAAATCCATCAGATGCAACTAAAAAAATGAGAGCTGAATTGGGTAGTGCTATTAAATCATTAAAAGCAACTGGTACTGCATCTCAATTAGATAAGTTAAAAATAGAATTACAAAGATTAAATTCTTTAGGTGGGTTTAATAAAATTGTACCCAATGAGGGATTGGTGTTTGTATATAATGGTAATACATACAAATTAACTGGAGCCTTTGCACCCCTCAATCAAATACTTGGTATTTTTAAATTTTCAAGATAGTTAATTGTTTTCTTGATTTTGATATACTTATATATACAAATATATTGTATATACTATGGCAAAGGAATTTAATAAAAAGTTTATGCATCCAACGCGTAGAAAGTTGGTTGATATGGTATTGACTGGAGGTGAATATCAAAAAGAAGCATTTGTATCATTTGCTGGAGCTGATAAAGAGATAATAAAACGTAAGGTTGGTGAAAAATGGACAGATGAGAATGGTAAGTCTTGGGAACAAACCGAAGGTGGTAGAATAGAATTTTCGGAGTTGGGCGATATTATGGCTGAAACAAGAGCTTACTTAGATAAGTTAAACACTTGCAAATCTGATAATTGTAAAACAATTAAAATAGGTAGAGTTGATAAAAAATTAATATCTAAAACTGGATATTGTTTACACTGTCTTACTATAAGAGAATCAAAAATAAAAACTGATGGGTTGTGGGAAGCATATGAAGATTATAAAATATACAATAATATGATTGCATATGGTAATGATGTAGTAGCTCAATTCCAACAGGCTTATAACGATGCCAAACAAACGTATGACATGGTTCAAGAAGATGGTACGATTGAAAAATGGAGTATGGAGCGAAACGTAGATGAACTTAAAGCTGAGATACTAACGGATATTACAAATTTTAAAGAAGAAATCCAACAGGCAACCAAATTAAGAAATGATGCATGGGATAAACTAAAAGATAAAGGTTATGATTTAGTTAAACCACCTATCGATTAATATGAGTACTGGTATAACACAAAAGAAATCTCTAAAAGAGATAGTAGCAGAAGAATACAAAAAGTGTGCGGTAGACCCGATTCACTTTATGAAGAAGTATTGTATGATTCAGCATCCTGTTAGAGGTAAGATACCATTTCACCTTTTCCCATTTCAGGAAAAAACTCTAACACAATTCAAAGATAATCGATTTAATATAGTTTTAAAATCACGTCAAACTGGTATTTCAACCCTATCGGCTGGATATGCACTTTGGAAAATGATATTTAATTCAGATTATAATGTATTGGTTATTGCAACAAAACAAGATGTTGCAAAGAACTTAGTAACAAAGGTAAGAGTAATGCATGAATTACTTCCCGGCTGGCTTAAAGGAGGTTCTTTGGAAGATAACAAACTTTCCCTTCGTTTAAATAATGGTTCTCAAATTAAGGCTATTGCTAGTTCTCCTGATGCAGGACGTTCTGAAGCCTTATCACTTCTAATATTTGATGAGGCCGCCTTCATTGATGATATCGATGAGATTTGGGTGGCAGCTCAATCTACCCTTTCAACGGGTGGAGCTTGTATAGCACTTTCTACTCCAAATGGTGTGGGTAATTGGTTTCATAAAACTTGGTTAAACGCAGAAGAAGGTACTAACCCATTCAATACAATTAAATTACATTGGACTTTACACCCTGAAAGAGGTGAAGCTTGGAGGGCTGAGCAAGAAAAACTATTGGGAGCAAAGAAAGCAGCCCAAGAGTGTGATTGTGACTTCGTATCTTCCGGTGATACCGTAATTGAACCGGAACTATTAATGTTCTATAAAGAATCATTTTGCCAAGAACCATTAGAGAAAACTGGGTTCGATGGTAATTTATGGAGATGGGAATACCCAACTGCAAATGGTTCTTATATGGTTATTGCGGACGTAGCTAGAGGAGATGGTTCGGATTATTCCGCAGCACATGTTATGGAAATCAATACTTGTACACAAGTAGCAGAATACAAAGGAAAGGTTGATACTAAAGATTTTGGAAACTTCTTAGTTGAATTATCTACACAATATAATGATGCATTACTTGTAATAGAGAATGCAAACATTGGTTGGGCTTGTATTCAGCAGGTGATTGATAGAGCATACAAAAACCTATTCTATATGAGTAAGGATTTAAAGTATGTGGATGTAGAAAATCAAATGAGAAACAAATACCGAGCAGATGAAAGGCAGATGGTAGCTGGATTTTCTACCACATCTAAGACTAGACCCCTTATTATTTCTAAATTAGATGAATACTTTAGAGAAAAAGCAGTGACTGTTCGTTCCAATCGTTTAATAGATGAGTTATTTACTTTTATATTCAACAATGGTAGGGCTGAAGCAATGAAAAGTTATAATGATGACTTGGTAATGGCATTTTGTATAGGATTATGGGTTAGAGATACCGCACTTCGTTTAAGACAAGAGGGTATAGATTTAACCAAAAGGGCTATGGGAGGTATATCATCAAACATGCAGCATGCTGGTGTTTATGGTGGTAGTAATATGGAAGATAATCCTTGGAAGATGCAAATTGGGGATACTATGGAAGATTTAACTCAATGGTTGTAGGGTTTTGATAAATTACCATATTTATGTTATATAATGTCAAAATAAAATAAAACCAAATGATTATATTAGCCAATATCGTAAAAGAAGATGAGTATGTAGACCAAGCATACGCTATAGGCGATACTCCTCAAGACAATCCAATTGATGATTATGATGAATTGGATGTTGAGCAAGAAGATATGGATGATTTTATTAACTTTTTAAAATCATACTCAAACGAACTAACCGAAGCTAATTGTCCTTGTGTATTCGAAGCAGAGTATCAGGGCAGAGAAGTAAAATTGGGTAAACCAATGCAGGGTGATGTTAAGAAATTTAAGGTATATGTTAAGAATCCAAAAACAGGTAAGGTAATTAAAGTAAATTTTGGACAAAAAGGAATGAAGATTAGAAAATCAAATCCAGCTGCTAGAAAATCATTTAGAGCTAGAATGAATTGTGATAATCCCGGTCCTAGAACAAAAGCAAACTACTGGAGCTGTAGAAAATGGTAAAATAAATTATGGCAGAAGAAACACAATTAGATGACAGAAGTTTTTTTGGTAGACTTAAAAAACTATTTTCAACCAACGCAATTGTAACGGTTGATAAAGATGGTAAGAGAAAAGTTGTAGATACTGAAGACCGTCAATATAATACAAACTTCGTAAATCTTAGAGATAGATATACAAAGTTACAAAGGTCTTATTATGAGACTAATCAGGGTGCACAATCAATGGCATATCATCAAGTTCGTAGAGAACTTTTTAGAGATTATGATGCTATGGATAGTGACCCAATTATATCATCTGCATTAGATATATATGCTGATGAATCGACTACCAAGAATGAATATGGGGATGTAATTCAGATTAAATCTACAAATGAAAACGTAAGAGAATTATTACACAACCTATTTTATGATGTATTAAATATAGAATTCAACTTATGGCCTTGGGTTAGAAACTTAGTAAAATATGGTGATGCTTTCTTAGCATTGGAGATAGCAGAAGGTAAAGGGGTTATCAATTGTATGCCACACTCAATTTACAATGTAGAGAGATTGGAAGGTACTGACCCTAACAACCAAAACTACGTTAAGTATAAGGTAGAGTTGGACCGTTTTGGTAAAAAAGAGTATGAGCAATATGAAATGGCTCACTTCCGTATGTTATCTGATACAAACTTCCTACCTTATGGTAAATCAATGGTAGAAGGAGCTAGAAGAATTTGGAAACAATTATCTCTTATGGAAGATGCGATGTTAATCCATCGTATTATGAGAGCACCTGAAAAAAGAATATTTAAAATTGATATTGGTAATATTCCACCGGTAGAAGTTGATAACTACATGCAAAAGATTATTAACAAAATGAAGAAAACTCCATTTGTTAATAAGGATACTGGTGATTACAACTTAAAATACAACATACAAAACCTTACTGAAGACTTTTTTCTACCTGTTCGTGGTAGTGATAGTGGTACTAACATTGAAAACCTACAAGGTTTAGAATATGCGGCTATTGAAGATATCGAATATCTAAGAGGTAAATTATTTGCAGCATTGAGAGTACCAAAAGCCTACTTATCGTATGATGAGAACGTAAATGGTAAAGCAACTCTAGCAGCAGAAGATGTTCGTTTCGCAAGAACTATCGAAAGAATACAAAGAACAGTTGTTAGTGAATTAACTAAAATAGCAATTGTACACTTAGCATCTCAAGGTATTGAAGATTCGGAAATGACAAACTTTGAACTAACACTTACTAACGCTTCTACTATTTATGAGCAGGAGAAAGTTAATTTGTGGAGTGAGAAGGTAAGATTAGCATCTGATGCAAAAGCACTTAATATGTTATCATCTGATTGGTCATACCATAATATATTTGGATTATCACAGGATGAAGTTGATATTGAAAGAGCAAAAGTAATCTTAGACCTTAAGGATAGATTCAGACACACTTCAATTGAACAACAAGGACAAGACCCGGCAAATCCACCACAACAACAAAATGTGGAGGAAGAAATTGGTAAACTTAAAACGGAAATAGAATTAAATAGAGGTGTTGGGAGACCAAAAGAAGGTAATACATATGGTAAAGATAAGCATCCATATGGTAGAGACCCATTAGGAGATGGTGAAAATCATAAGGAGAGAAAGAGAGAAGATAGAACCACAAATGCTAACGCAAAAAAGTTAGCAAGAGAATATGTTAACGGAATTTCAGCTAAAAAGAAGATTTTAAGTGAGAAATCCGATATGTTAGATGAAAAAAACCTATTAGATGACACTAAAATTTAATAAAGAAAAATTTGTTTATATTTATATGTGTTAGTTTATAAGGAAGATTAAATATAGGGTAATTAAATGAAAAAAATTAAACATTCCAAGTTTAAGAACACTGGGGTGTTATTTGAATTATTAGTAAGACAAATAACATTAGAAGTTCTAAATGGCGATAAGACTGAAAACGCTAAAAATATTGTAAGGGAATTCTTTGGACCAACCACAGAGTTAAACAAAGAATTACGTCTATACGATATTTTGTTAAAAGAAAAGTATAGTTCCGAAACCAAAGCAGATAGATTGGTAGAGACTGTATGTGATGCACATACTAAGTTAAATCAATTAAAATTATCCAAAGAGAAATTTAATCTTATAAAAGAGGTTTCTGCTAAATTTGATATTGAACAATTCTTATCATCTCCGATAACCAATTATAAAGTCCTAGCTTCTATATATAAAGTATTTGAATCTAAAAGAGAATCAAATTATGATATTAAAGATATTTTTAATTCTAAAATTACTTTAATTGAGAATATTACATCTAAACCCTCTCAATTAGCAAAACCAACTGAAGATAAAAAGTTGATTGAAACATATAAACAACAAGACAAAGACCTTAGATTACTTACTTATAAAATCCTTGTAGAAACTTTTAATAAGAAATATACAAACTTAGATGATTCTCAAAAGAATTTATTAAAAGAATATATTAATAATATTACAAATACAACCAAATTTAAAGATTACGTTGGTATTGAATTACCTAAAATAGTAGCAGAACTAAAATCTATCAAATCTAAAGTAGAAGATAAAGTTACTACAATTAAATTATCTGAAACTATTTCTGTTTTAGAAAAAATGAAAATGGGAAAATCAGTAACCGATGGACAAGTTTCATCTATTATGCTTTCTTATGAGTTAATCAAAGAATTAAAATCCAAATTAAAATAATGGAAGCTAGATTAAGAGAAATAATTAGAACTATTGTTAAAGAAATCCAATCCGAAAAAGAATTGGAGGAAGCTACTGGTACTGGAGCTGTTGCTGGGTATGATACTCCGGCTGCATTTTCAAAGCCAGGTCAAACCAAAAAGAAAAACAATAGATTAGCTAGTGTAACTGGTGGTGAGGTTGTTGATGATTTAGAGGAAGGAATAACAAGTAGTGCTGGTGCACCATTTTCAAAACCATCCGAAGTTGCTGGTAAGAACGCTAAATTAGCTAAATTATCTGGGGGTACAATTGTTGGTGAAGAAAAGGATTGGTTGAAGAACGATGTTCCTGCTAATTCTAAAAAACCATTAGAAATAAAACCAACTGCAACTGATTGCAGTGATTCTGGTGAAATAGCAGATAAGAGCGGTATGGTATTAGCAAAGGATGATGATGAAGCTAGTTTAAACGAAAATCGTTGGGTAGCATTAAAAAGAGAAGATGGTTCTGCAAAAGCTAAAATAGGTAAAGGTATAACATCTATTAAACAACAATTAGGAGAAGTTGAAAAATTCGTTAATTGGTATTCAAAGTTAAAGACTGAGAATGGTGTTACAAAGGATGATTACTATAAAAGAACACATAAAAGTTTACATAAAATAAAAGAGAGATTAATGAATCTTTCAGAAAAAATTAGAACTTTATAATATGCCGGCACAATCTAAAGCACAACAACGATTTATGGGTATGGTTCATGCAGTACAAAAAGGAGACATGG